CTTAAATCTTGAAACTCTTCAAAACTTGCGTTTGGATCTGCTATTTGTTGTTCATTCCACACTGAGTACTGCTCATAATCCATTAAACCTTCAGGCTTAATCATCATGTTTTCTAATTGCTCGGGATCGTAAGTTTGACCATTTTCATCATACATAAGCCCAAGGTTTTTAGCCTCTCTTACGTCAAATTCATAGGGTGTATTTACTCCAGTACTTTTTTCCTCTATTGATGCGTCTCCATCAGCCTCTCTTTTGTTTCCTATAGTATTGACTACAACGCCTTCGTCATCTACATCTTGCTCTCCATACCTAGCGTCTAGATCAGAGTTTATCTTATCTATTAAGGAACTAGACCCTCCTGTAACAAAACTTATATTAGCTTGCTGAGATTGAGCTCTAGGATCGTTAGGATTTATAGGTATTAAGCCATCTAAAATAGGGCTATTTCCTGTTCCTTGATTTTCTAACCTATCTTTTAAACCCTCAAGGTTGCTATCTAAATCTATTATATTTTGTTTAGCAGCTTCTACTTCTTCAATTGTAGAGTTAGAATCATTTATTACTGCCTGCAGTCTAGTTTTTACATCAGCAGTTTTTACTTCTGTTTCTATTAAGTTAACTTGACTTTGTAATGTTTGTTGCCCTATATTTATTGAGAAACCATCGCCTTCTTCGTCTGTTTCTATACCAAATTGACTCTTAGCTTCTTCATAAGACATTCCGTCTATTACATCAGAAAATGCTAATAAATCCTTGTTACTATATTGCCTACCATCACCTTCGTTTATTGTAGACTTTACTTCTTCAAGTAAATCCCTTTTCCATTTAGTGTCTAACTCGATTTCTTGACTTGAGCCTTCTGACGCATCCACTCCTGTATTGTATGAAGCAAATGCATTACCAACGTGCTTAGGTGGTTTAGGGTTTTTAATTTTATTTCCGTCTGCATCTTTTTGCGCATGAAGCTCATGATAGTTTATACCACCTTTATTGTACCTCAACTCGTGCCCACTAATCTTATTTAAATCAAACGAACCTCCATCTCCTGTAGTCCAAGGTTTGTGGTGTTCGTTCTTGTAATAACTAAACGACAAGTCTAATCCTAAACTAAAATCTCCTTCTGCTAATCCAGGTTTAACTCCTGTATTAAAATCCGTATAAGGTTTATTTGTTTTTGGATCAATTAAAGTTTTACTAATCTTATCAAGGGTATCACTTCTAGATTCTAATCCGTAATTATTTACAGTAATTTGAAGAGCTCCGTAACCTCCACCTTCTTTATTTTCATCTGCTTGGTATCTAACTCCATTCTTTTGAACATCAGTTAATTTATTGTAGGCAATTTCAGCTTCATCTTCAGTATAGTTATTAGTCTTAGCCCAATCATCCATGTTTCCATTTATGCTAGTCAAAGCTGTATTAGATCTATTATTTTCCCAGCTAGGGCCACCTTCCATAGTATTCTTACTAAGGAAAGAAGTCTCAGCCTCAATATTAGCCATGATTGCGTCTATTCCTGACTGCTCTATCTTAGGCCAATAGTCTTTAATTTTTTGTAAGGCGATTGCTTTGTTTTTTGCTATATCAGCTTTTTTTTCTTCTGCAGTCATATCTTAACTATATTTATTTGTAAAATTATCTATATCACTTACTCCGTAAGCACCTTGAGATGCAGCAGATTGTCCTGCAAAAAAATCACCAGCCTCATTAGCTGTATTAGCAGTATCTTGATCATTAGCTCTACCTTGTCTAGCTAATTTATCTGCTTTCTTCTCATCTTTTGCGTACTTATTTTTTTTAAAAAGACCAATACCAGCACCAACAAGAGCTCCAACACCAGCACCAATAGGTCCAGCAACAGCTCCCATAGCAGCATACTTAAGTGCTTCTTTACCTACATCCATACCTCCATATCCAGGATCGGTATCAAGTGCGTTTAAAGCAGCAGAACCAACAGATAAGCCAGCTCCAATCATAGCCATAGGGTTTGGTCCGCTACCCTTTTCTCTTAGCCCTCTAGCTTCTTTACGTTCAGCTCTAGTTCCTCCAGATATATTACCAGTACGAGCACTACTCTGCAAATCTTTGGGACCTGCATTGTAATCTATTCCGCCTCCATTACCTAACAAGTTTGGTAACTGAGATGGTGAAGTAGAAGCATCTGAGACTGCATTATTATTTGTGAAAGATTCATAAAGATTCATTTTACTTGTTCCTTGCATAATCATCTTGATTGTCTTATTTTACTTACAACAGCAAATATATTAAAATTTTTGTTTGAACTATTAGAAACTAATACCCCAGATCCGTCTACAGGTTGATTGTAACTTAAAGTATATTTAAGCCAATTACCTCTAAACCTATAGCTATCAGCTCTTAACGATATAAAATGACTACCCTCTCTAACTCTTTCATTTGTTCCATTCCCAGACTGACCTATAGAATCTATTAATGCGTGCTGAGTAAATAACTCAGGCTGAGTTGTTATAATTTCAGCTGTATCAAAAACTTTTGTTGCTCCTGCACTATCATTAATTGTAAACCCTACATTAAAGTTTTGGTAAAGACCAGCGTTTAGTAAATACATTTTTTCTTTATAATCAGACCTCAAAGATAAACCGTAAGATTTATTTTTGTAATCAAAATATATATTAGAGTGTATGTCAGCTATTTCTAAGTTATCCTTAAGACTTAAGTCTGAAACTAAAGCACCAGTTAAGTCGGATATAATAAAACTTTTTCTTGTATTAGATCCATTTACGACTGTAAAATAAACCTCTCTAAACTCAGGGTCATAACCAGAATGAATGCCTTGCTGTACTTGCCCAATTACTTGGCTTGTTGGGCTTTCATTTTTAGGTATATTAACTGCAGTAATACTACTTATGTAGTGCTTGTAATTATTACTTAAAGCCAAAGGAATTATTGACTGACCATCACATTTTATAATGTCTTTTTTATCTACGTCAAAAAAGTAAAACCCTGTTGGTGTTATCTTAGACGTATTAAAGTGTTGACTACCAAACTGATTTGACAAGTAGTCAAACCTTTCTATTGCTGTTCCTGTACCAGTAATTATCTGTATATCAGCAGCAGCTCCTTCACCTTGAATTAAAGCTCTAGAATTTACAGACAACAATGACACTCCTGAATCTTGAACTGCATAAAGTTGATTTCTGTAATTAATAAGATCTGTTATTTGACCACTAGATAGATTTAAATCTATAAAATCATTAGCAGGAAATATAGACCAAGCATCGTAAAGCTCTCCAAGTATTTTGCTTTTAGAAGCTGCAACCTTAGCTTTAAATAAATCGTTTTCAGACCAACCTGTTGGCTTTACAGCGTAACTTACTAAATTATTTTCTTGAGAATAAGCTGAGTTATATAAAAAGTTATCTGGAGTATTAACGCTAACTACTGGCTCCTTACCTAAGTAAGTTCCTTGCCTAAGAGCAATATTAACGTAAGACTCTGTAGGGAATACAGTACCATACTGATAACTACTATCTGTATTGCCTCTTGAAGAATTTTTATAAGAATACCAATCTAAATAAATATCACCCCTATTTATTTCTCTTGCGTAGTAAGAAAAGTCAGTAGAAGTTGGAACAAACTCTCTACATGGATAAAATCTAGTATTTTCTATAGCTGCTTGAGAGCTTCCTCCGTATTGTTCAAACCCACTAGATGTGTCTCTAATCAATTCAACTAAGTATTTAAAACCTTGATAAAAGAAAAAATACGAAGTACCACCAACATTAGCACCATTAGCTTTGCTTCTTTGATTGTTGTCAAGGTAACTAGATAAAACTCTATCTACTCCGCCAAATTTAACTAAAGTAGGAAGAGGAACATTAGAACCGTTTCCAACAGAAGCAAACAATGTAGTAGGAGTTATACCACTTAAACTACACCTAGAGGCTTCATGGTATTGCTCTGGGTGAAGTTCTCCAGGATCGCCACTATCAAATTGAGTAGTTGCAAATACACCAGATTGATTAATATAATCTTGAGGGTCCTCACTTGATCCGTGCTGTTCTGCTGTAATTATTTCTTGGTTTACAACAGTTTTAGCCATAGTAGTTGGCCTAGTCCATTTAAGAAAAGACTCATTAGATGTTGTTGTAACGTCACTAACCGCTGCTGCGCTTAATCCATTAATAGATGTAGGCCAAGGCTTAAATTTTGTAATATGAAAGCCAGTACCAGGAGTACCGTTTACAGTCATATTAGACGCTGTGTCGTAACCAAAACGCTTGTGATTTAGTGCATTTACATCGTCTCCTAATTTATTAGCTAGCAACATTGACACAGGTTTAATTAGGTAGCCGCTAGAAAGATCATAAGACATACTTCTAAACGTTACGTCTGTGTTGTCTATTGTAAATAATTTATTAGAATTTCTGTATTGGCTATATGTAGGATTAAGATGAGTATAAGGAGCACTACTAGTAAATGCAACTCTGGAGTTGTGCAGAATTTGACCAGGACCATGTAGTTTATTTTCTAAGATTGTATTTGAACCTTCTTCAGAATGATACCTTGAAGTTTGATTTAAAAGACCTTGAGTTATAATTGTCTTGTCATCATCTTGCAGTTCAGCTCTAACTATTCTATAACCAGAAATAACATTTAAAACTGCAGTTGGAAGCCTAACCTCTATTTTAGGAATTAATACGTGAGCGTAAACAATATTACCAGTTGAAGCATCCGAACTAAATGGGGACCAAGTTTTATTTTGAGCATCGAAACCTTTAGCTAACGCTGCATTACCTGCAGGGTTCATAACCTTGGTGTTAGAATCCATAGCGTCAGGCATCTTTATATCGCCTAAGTGATGAACAAAACCTGGAGTACCTTTTTTGTCAAAAAATACAATACCAAACCTATAGCACTCACCCCTCTTAAATCCTCTATACTTAGAATCGTATACAGGGTTGTGAATACCAGGAACTCCGTTAGAATAATCTGCATCATTCTCTGATGTTGGAACATTCCAAATACCATCCGCTAAATTAAAATCAACTCTAGGGTCTACTTCATCACCGCTAGGCGGTTTATTAAACCTAGTATCTATTTTATAAGATGCTTGATTAAATGTTAATCTAAACCCATCACCATTCTCAGAAAAACCATTGGTTTCAGCTCCAAGCATATACGTGGGATTTGTTGCGGAATCACTACCCGTATTAAAATTTTTATTTATAAACTTATATACTTGTTTGTCATTATTTAAAACTTCTGACCAAGACCAATTATCTCCTGATCCATTGTAATGTCTATGTGGATTTAAATCTTCTGAGTGAACTGATAAAGACCAATTACCGCTAGACAAAACTCCTTTATAAGATTTTAGTTTTCCGTATCCAGATATAGTAGAGTCTATATTAAATATTGTGCTTTTTAAATTAGACGCATATAGCTTGTTATCTTTTTGAGCTAATGACTTGCAAGAATCCCAAGTCTCATTACTTATAATAGCAGCAGCTATACCTCCAGAAACTAAAGTTTCAGTTTCAAAACCACTATGGGTAAAGATATAGTTAACTCCTGTTATTGAACCTTCTTCTACTACCTTTATAGTGCTTACATTTTCTGAAGAAAAATGAATAGCAGCTATTTGAATAGTTTCAAACTGAGTAGATATATCTGTAATTTTTAAATCAAGTGCTGCACTAGAATATAAATCGCTTGTCTCACCCTCAACCCCTAAAGATGAATTTTGTGTTAAATTATTTTTAACAATATTTATAGGTCTTGATATTTGCGACCAATCAGTATAATTCCCTTGACCTTGTGATCCTAATCTGTATACATAAGAATAAGATCCATATTTTAAATTACCACCTACTTGATTGTATTTAGCAATTTCTACGCCTTTCATTATGTTAGCCTTAAAAGCTAAAAAATCTGCGGCTGTTTTATTGGCTATATCAGAGTCTTGTAAGTTTATACTTTTTAATCCACTTACTCCGTCAGTGCAATAAATTCTGTGTAGGGTTTCTGTTTCTACAATAGATTCTATTTCTATCTTACCAGCATTATCATCAAAAAGATCTGCACCCTGCCATAGCACAGCACCTCCAAGTAGATTTCCTGTAGATGTGTTTATAGTAAATTTATGTATTTTCCAATTAGGGCTTATGCTTGTATTTTGTTTTGCTATAGTAATTAAATAATTGTCAACTATTACAGCTCCGTGAGTAACATAACTATTAGCATTATTACCGCTGTTATTAGTTGTATCAACAACGCTAGGCCCTTTAATGTTTTCTAACGAAAAAGATTTATCACCATTTGTGATAACCCTTACGTTTAGCCCAGTAAAATAAGACTCCTTAGATTGATAAGCAGGATCTAAATCCGTTATCATTCCTTTGCTAAAAGTATTTGGTGCAGTTTTTTCAGCCATAACTATTCTCTAGTAGGTAAAAGATTATTCCAATAAGATGCAACGTTTTTCATTTCAGCTTCAGAAGGTAAGTTGTCATTACCTCTTGCTTGACCGCATAACCAATACCATCTTTTTTCTAAATCTTGTACAATGTATCTAGCAATTTTTCCGTCATAGTATTCAATAGATTTATATCTCCACATTATGTATTGAGAGACAGCGTCTTCATGCCCCTGCTTAATAGTAGGAAATCCATCTGCATCAGTATTTAAACCTTTATATGCAATTGTAGCAGATCCAGAAGATATGCTAGCAAAGTGTATGTAACTACCTACAATCCAATACTTATCTCCGTTAGCATCACCTTTAAAAGTTTTTTGAGTAGGTTGCATTAAATTATTGTTAGAACCTTTTACGTCTATCAATTTAATTAAGTCGTTAGGCAATAAAGCTTTATTAGCCGTTACAGTTAATACTAACTCCTTGTCATCAAACGTGTTGAAGCTACCTATCTTTTGTTCAGCCTCAAAAGCCCATTCTATAAATGACTCTAAATGTTCTGATGGATTGTTTAACCCAAGATTCCTAGCTACATTCGAAATTATTCTTTTAACGCTAATTTGCATTTTGTATAGTCTTAATTAATTCTCTAACTTTTTTAGCTGGATATAACTTACATTTATGAACTTCTTTACGAAACTTATACCAAACTATCTTATAATAGTAATCATCAAGAATAGGAACCTTATATCTAACAGGCTTGCCTAGCTCTTTAGACTCTCTTAAGTCCTTTCTAATATGAAAAGCTCTATTATGTTCTCTTTTTTCTAGCGCTAAAGAACCTAAATTCAAAGGTAAGAAAATCTTTTGATTTCTTATTATTATATCTCTAGCAAGTATTTCGAAAAACTTAGTAACTATTTTAAAGTACAAAGAGTAAGGAATAGCTTTAGTCTTTTTTCTACCAGACGCTTCTACTCTTACTCTTTTAGATATTATTTTGTAAATATCTTTATATGTTGTGTATAACATTATTAACCTCCCTGCACTTCTCTATCTCCTTCAACTTCATTGTTAATCAAGTCTCCAGGAGTTTTAAGCGTTATAGTTAACTCTACCTCTACAATCATTTTAATTAATGGATTAACTAGTTGAGCTGGCAAAGGATATTCTGAGTCATCACCACCCCAAGAATCTAAACTTGTAGGGTCTTCAGCTACTCCAATTATTTTAACAGACTCCCCACTACCTGAACCGTAGAAATACATCTTCGATCCTTCTTCTAAAAAAAACTTAGGCATTAAAGCAGTAAACCTACTGTTCTCTTGAAAGGCTACCTTGTCTTGAGTGGTTCTAGCAAATATCATATTACCATCTATTGATGTAACACTTGTTATTCCTCTAGTGTCTCCGTAAGAAGCTATTTTAGGCACTGTAATGAACGATCCCTCGTCAGGTACTATAAACGTACCCAAGTTTTGAGTAGCGCCCTGTGGGATGTTCTTTCCGTTATTAGTATATGACTCTAAAATATTTAACCTATAGTAATTTACCCAAGCCTTAATTTGACGAGTACTTAACTTGTTATCGTCAGTAGTATAACCACCTTCAGCTAAGTTTTTAATATTATAAACTATTTCGTTTAAAGTCATATTGTTTTATTTATAAAGAATGGGGGTAGACGCAAATCTACCACCCAATCAACGCAGGAAAAAAGAGAGTCATCAACGCTTTTCAGCTGTTAACTCGTTAACTTGTAACTGGTATCTTGGATCTTCCAATGATAACATCATCTTTCGTACTGCAATATTTACTATTTCTTCTGAAGAGTTTATTCCGTAACCTCCTACACTTGTGGTAGCACTAAACGAAGATTCTTCGTCAGCAAGGTAAGGAACTTTAATGTATTCTATATATACATTCTCTGTATTACCTATCACATCCATAGAAGTGCCTCTAAGCAACCCTACTGGGTTTTTAGTGTCAGCCTTATGGTAAGGATCGTTTTTAGCAGAAGCGTACTCTCCGTAGCTCATTATGTTTATTGCATAATCATTTGTAGCTGTATAAGCTCTTAGTATGTGATACACAGGAAACAATTGAGGAACACTACCAGCAGCAGCAGTAGCCACAGGTAAAGTAATAACCCCAGAAGACTGAGCTAAAGATTGTGACTTAACAATAAGAGGTGCTATTTTCTCCATAGACTGTGCATCAGACTCTAAAGTATTTACCATACCTTTAGTGTACTCCATTACAGCTAAATCTAAGAACTGATTCTTTTCATTATCTGTAAAATATGCTGTACCTGTTTTGTCTAACAGATTATCTACGTGAATGTATGCCTCTGTATACGTCATTACCTTTTAGCTTTACTTTTATTACCAGACATTTGCTTTCTCAATAGAGCGTGAACATCCTTATTATCCTTAAGCCACAATACTACTTGATCTTCTGTTAATCCTATAGTTTCAGTATTATACTTATAAGTTCCATTTACAAAGTTAAGTATTTTTGCGTCAATAGCATGCTCAATAAATACTCTATAATCTTTATCTCTATCATTTATTATGCTAGAAAACTTATTTGGATTGTCATTAGCTAATTTAATAACTTGAGCTTTAACAAACTCAATAGAATTATCTTTAGTTCTAATTCCTGTCAATTTACATAAGTCTAATATCTCTTTGTCTGTCATTGCAACAGCAATTTGAATTGCTTCTGCAGATTCTACCATTAATTCAGTAGACACCATTTCTTGCTCTATAGTATCTTCAAAAATTAAATGTTGATCTATACCAGGGTAGTTTTTTAACCAATTGTAGGTGTGTAAATCATTTTCGTCAGAAATATCAAAAACTGTTGCAGTACTACGCATCACAAATTCAATTTCATCGCCATTTACATCTTTAAGTATGGCTCTTTTATTTCTATTTTTAGGATCTTTATATCTACTACCTAAGCCTAAGTAAACAAATCTTTTAGGTTTTGCAACCCTTACAATAATTGGATGTTTCATTTCTCTTTTTTAATTAATTACTCTTTGCGTTCTAAAAGAATGAGGCCGAAGCCTCACTCATTATAGTATTGAATCTATTACGATGCAGTAGCAGTTAAGGTACCACAAGATAATGGATTACGAACAATAACACCAGATTCAGACATGATTTGACATGTGAATGAGTCGTCACCGTTAGCAGCAAGCATTGATTTTTGATCGTAAGGATTAATCATACCAGGAATGTATTTCTTGATATAGTTACGATTAAGACCATCATGACCTTTAGCAACTAGCTGAATATTAGGTACACCATCTACAGACGAGAAGTCTAAGAATACCATTTTACCAGACATAGTACCAGCAGCATTACCAGCAGCTCCGTGAACATTAACATCATCAAATACAGGGCAGTAAGCAACAGTCATTTTGTTACCTAATACATAGTAAGATACAAAGTTAACACCTAGAGCTACATCAGATCCAGTTTTCATAGACTGCATAGAACCACCAGAAGCTGCTCCAGCAGGAGAAGTACCAGTAGAAGCGCCTACAGAGATGTCTTTCATAGCGCGGTGGAATTGGTATCTACCTTCAGTACCAGTAAACACTACCCACTCGTTACCTTCAGGAGATTTAGCATTACGAGAAAGCTCTGCGATAAATTTAGCAAGCTTATCTTCTGTAAGACCGTCATCTAAAGGATAAGACATAGAGCTTGTACCTTCAATTTGAGCTAAGATACCATCACCTCTTAAGTTACCTTTATCAGCACCAACTGCACCAGACTCACCAGGGAATCCATCAGCATCAGTATTAACCATGTTTGTTCTACCAAACCATCGTTGTAACTCTAACTGGTACATAAACTCATCAGTAAACAATTTCTCTGCAGTAAAATACCACAATTTAGAACCATTGTTTTCAATCCAAGTTACATCAGTTAAAGCAGCGCCATTAATAGACATTTTGCTACGATTAACAGTTAACCAGTTTTTGTAAGTGTCTGGGTAAGCAGTGTGCTCAGATACATCAGCTCCTAAAGAACCTTCACCAAAAGCTGAACCAATTTTACCAAGAACTCCAGCAGCAACAAATGCTACGTTACCACCACTAAAACGTAGTTTGTAGTTATAACCAGTACCACTATCTACATCTTTTGTTGATAAAGGGCGAGTAGTATCAGTTGAACCTCCGTCAATTCCAACTACTTGACCTACATTACCAGCAGAATCAACAACTAAGTCGTTAAGAGCTAAGTAATTGTTAGTAAAAGGAATTACTAATTCAGCTGTTGAGTCTGCACCAGTACTAGTACCAACAAAACTAGCAGATATTACTACTTCTTGACTTGTACGACCTAATACTTTCCATTCAAAAGATTTATCGCCCATTACTTTTACGTTAGCGTGACGACCTGTTTTTTCTAACAAATATGTCAAGGCATAACGAGGGTACTGCTCAATTAAAGTAGATCCAATTTCAGGATGCTTTAATAGATTTGCTACCAATGAATTTGATGCTTGTGTTTCTACACCAAATACTCCGCTTTTTACTTTCATTTTTTACAATTTAAAAATTTAATAATAATTTAAAATTGCATTTACTTAATTATACTTTTAAAACGTAACCTTGACGCTTATAAAATTATTCTCCCATAAATGCAGAAGCATCGAATCCAGAGCCTGTATTTCTTTTAGGCTTACTATTTCCTCTACCTCCTCGGTTTGTAAGATTGTCTAAGACACTCCCCTTACCATCTTCAAAGCCTTGCGACCTCAACATTTTCTGTAATTGACTTCTGTTCTTCCATAAGAACGCAGCCTCCGCAACATTGGCATGAGACTCGTATATATCCTTATTGAAATCACCATTAGTTATATATTTATACAGATCTTTTCTTTGTTCTACTGTTACCTTGCCTCCAAGGTAATTCTTAAACCCTTTCAATTCAGACTGCAAGTCTTTTCTTGCTTGGTCTTGTGATTGAGTTTTTTCTATGCTTTCAGAATCTTTTTTATTTTTAACAGCATCTTTCTCAGTACGAATAGCATTTCTTAATTGCTTTCTAATCTTAAGAGCTTCATGCTTAAGCATTCCAGAGTCTTCCATTCTATCTAAAGAGTCGTCAACATCATACTCATCCATACCTGTAGCTTTCATGTCAGCTCCTAGCAACTCTCTATCAGTTAACTGAAGGTATCCTTCGTACTTAGTAGTTGTTTCGTTTTTTACTTCAGGCTCATTCTTTGAGTTTAAAGCTTTAACAATATCTTCTTTAGATGCTCCCTGCAATCCAAGTTGCTCTGCAACTGCATCCCAATTAACTCCTTTATCTTCTATAGAATCTTCTTTGTCTGACTCTTTATCTTCTGATTCTTCTTCAAGATCCCAGTCATCATTGCTTTCTGACTCTTTAAGAGATTCTTCTTCTTTTTGCTCTTCTTCTTCCTCGTTTAAACCCCAGTCAAAATCAGAATCATCATCCTCTTCAGTTTCAGCGGTAGCTGCTTGTGCTTCATCACTTTCACCCATTAATGCTGAAGGCTCGTCTTCTTTAGATTCGCCATCATTAACTTGACCTACTTTTTCTACTAAAGCGTCAAGCCCAGCAAAGGCATCAGGATTAAATTCTTTAACCTCTTCGCTAAGTGTTTCTTTTTGTTCCATTGTTCTCTTCTTTTTGCAAAATTACTAAAACTTTATAACATAATCTAATTAATTTTTAATTTGACCTTTTAATTGTCCTTCCATTTGATTTAATGCAGCGTCTGCACGCTTAGTTCCGTAAGCGTCATCAGACAATATTTCTGCAGTTTCTAATTTAGATTGGTGCTGTATTTCAGCAACCTTAATTCTAGTATCATTATCTAGTTGATTCATTTCAACTTGTATCTGTTGCTCTTGAGCTTTAGCTTCTGCTTCTGCTTGAGCCTGCTCTTGCATTCCTTGTTGTTGTTGAGCTTGAACTTCTTTAGCAGCTTCTAATCCTCTTTCAAGTATATGCTCCGCCTCAGTCATTGTATCAGACTTGTATATTCTAATTACATCTAACATATCTATTTGGCCAGACTGTAATGCAGACTGAGCTAGCTGAGTAACAGCAGCTTTCATCTCTTCGTCTTTACCTCCATCACCTAAGAATACTCCGTAGTCATTTAATGCTACGTCAGGTAGTATAGAAATAAACTTATAAGTTCCGTCTCCAAATACTGTTGCTGTTTTTTTACCTTCAGCCCAACAAACCTTCATTAGGTTAGCGCAACGCATTAATACGTCTTGTTTAACTGAATCATGCGACCAAAACCAAGATCGAGTAATTGTAGCTGACTGAACTACAGCTCTTTTTTGATTACCAACCTGTTCGTACTGCTCAATCTGACCTTCTCTCTGTCTAGTAACACCAGACACTTGTCCAGCCATGTCTTCTAGCATACCCTTAAGGTTTATAAGCTGCTGAACAGAGTTTGATAATGTAAAGTCAATCTGCTGGAATTGATTAAAGGTTTGCGCTTGCATACCCTCATCCTTAGAGTTTATAGGTATAATACCATCATTTTTAATATGATACATTATATCCTGCATATTCATACCAAGATTTGCTGGCATTTGAGCAACATCATAAACAACAGCCTTACCACCAGACCTAGCCATACATAACTCTATATGATACATAGTTATGTTGTATAGCATTTGCACGTTTTTAAGCAAGTCAACCATAGACACAGAACTACCTGTAGTGTGATTTCTAATACAACCTACATAACTTAAGTTGGCAGCACTAGGATCATCTATAGAACGTATTTGATTAGGAACTCGTTGAGCGTTAACCATAATTGAACCGCCAATCTTTGTAGCCTGCCAAATATCATCAACAACAACTTTACGAACTTTTTCACCTTTACGTTTTTTATACTTATCAGAAACCATTTTTCTAAACGGCTTATCGTCATCATGTTTGTTAGGACTTATTTTGTATTGTATCTTTCTTAAAGATCTCCACTCCGCATGAACAACCTTAACTCTTAGCTCTCCAGTCTCACCATTCATGTACCAGTTTTTGTGCTCTGATTGAACATCAGACTTGTTTTGCTGAGACATTGACTCTATTAAGCTTATCTGCTTTTCATCAAGCTGCTCACCAAACTCATCAATAATATCGCTAGTACATAACCATCTTTCTTCGGTAATCCAATTAGCTTCTCCTAAGTCATCTGTTTCGTTAGACAAGTCGTAAGCTATAGACCTTGGGTCTACTCTTCTAGCTTGAGGATCTCCGTCTTTAATCTCTACACGGTAACACTCTTTTCCAGTTATAAGTAAGTCTCTAAAACCTTCCTTAAACTTATTTTTAATTTTATACTTGTTAGCTAAAAACTCTAGCCCGTCTTGAATAGATTCTTCTATAGATTCTCTATAGTTGTATCGCATAAATGTATCTATGTCATCTGGAACAGGGATTTCCTGTCCTTCAGTTTTAACATCCATACCTAAATTCTTCATTTCTTCTTTAACCTCTTCCATCAACTTATTCATAACCATAGTAACTTTATGGTCTTCTTTTCTGTTGATAGCTTCCTGATTAACTGTAACTACCTTAGTATCAAGTGGTCTATGCAAGTCTTCACCTAATAATAAATCTATTTTAGGTTGTACTATAGGATAGTTTACTAATCTAGCTGGGTAATTGTAACCGTACTGCTCTGTAAGATACTTGTAGTCATCACGATTAAACTCACCATTGTATATGTCGTAGTTTCTAATATCTTTTAGTCGATACCTGTTTTCTGGACTACTTATATGATCTGTATGATTAACTATAGCGTCAAGCATTTGCTCACACCATTTTACATCTTTTTTAGAATCAGGTATTAATTGACTAGGGTAATTCTTCATTATCTTATATGTTTAACAGGTATTCCGTTACTATCGTATTTGTAATATATAAATCCACTTTCTTTTATAGAGTCCTCTTCTTTGTTTTTTACTTCAATTGCAAAGTTATCGTTTTCGTGGATAAGACACAAGCCAAACGCAACTGCTCTATCGGTATTTCTTGAACCCCAGTCACACAGCTCATTTAATAGATCTATGAACCAAATTTCATCACCTCTTTCTTTTATGTAGTCATACATTAATGATTCCATATAACCCTTAACTTGCTTATTCATGTGAACACCATAGTTATTTCTAGTCTTAGTTCCAGGAGAGTGAGCTGACCTAGGCTTTGTTTTTAAATACTTTTGAGCCTTATTTCTAAGGAAGTAATCTAGTATACCAATTTTAGTGTACTCTACTAGCATTTGAGCGTTGTAATATACAGCTAATTTTAGGCATCCTTCAAAAAACATTTCAGCCGTCTCTGGTCTATCAGTATATTCAGCTACAGGTAGCCTATATGGTTGATTAGTATCTGCTATCCTTCTAAATATCATAGCACAACCCAATGAAGGTGCTGCACCTGCTTGATCTTGGTCGTATGAATCAATACCGCCTATATCTAATCCAGACATGTGAGTTTGTGGTTCATGCAATATCTTGTAAGGACCAAAAGGATGTGGCGTAAATTTAACCTCGTTAGTTAAACCATTCTCATCAATAACCCAGTCTATATTACCAGTACTTATATGTTGCTCAGGATCAGCTAGTTCCTGCACCCTACCCCTTTGTTGGTTAAGTAATGCTATGTCAAATCTAGATCCTTTTGTTTTTAAGAACGCTTCCTGTATTGTAAGGGGGTAGTTTTGTAAATGCAAGTTGTATGCCTTGCTGTCTCCACCACCTTCTAATATTTTAGTTCTTTCTGCTTCTATATATTCGTAAGCTTTTTGCTCGTCATCTACACCAGTGTTAGGGCTAAAGAATCCGTGTAAGGCTCTAGACGCAGGTATAAACATTGGTATAAGATTAAATGCGTCAGGATTGTAATACATATCCATAAA